TTCTGTAGCGGATAGCGGTGTTCTTGCATTTGGCCTTGTATCAAGCTCATCAATAAACAGTGCCTTGCGAACATTGCGGCGCATATCGTCTAGTATAAGCTGACCAACATCAAACCTAGATGGTGATTGTAGAGTATCTATGCTCGACCCTGGACTTCTAGGAATAAAAGTCCCTGGCTGTATAGTAATGTTATCTGGGTTGAACACACCATCATCATCATAAACGTATGATCCAGCGATAGCCATTTCAGCGTTTTCCAGAATCAACTGAACGGTAAGATTCAATGTCTTGATTGCTGGCATTGCTTGAAGAACAGGACCTCTACCCCATACTTCAAATCCGCTCTTCGACCACCTAGTAGTAATCCAAGGAACAGAACCACGACCCTTCATAACCTTTTTTAGAAGAATAGCATTGTCAGTTTCGGAAACGAGATAATATGTATATTCATCTCTGAATCTGTCTTTCTCATCATACATAGTCGCTTCAATAATCTTTGTCTTACGATTAGGATCACGCTTCTGTATCTGAGACATCTTCTCTGTAAACTTAGCATCTGGATAACGATGCTTAATCTCAGTAAGCTCCATCTCGTTATTCCAACGGAACCAATCGCTGACTCTATCTTGATGGCCTGACAGAAGCGCAAGGTTGGTAGGGGGTACTGCTGTGAAATGAAGATCACCGATAAAACGACCCTCTTCACAAAGCAAATTCATGGTTCCAAGACCTAAATCCTGCAATCCTTCGTGCATCTCTGCGTTAAAATTAGAGTTACGCAAACCTTCATGGAACAGATCAGTTATACGATCAAGCTCTTGCAACAAGCTTTTTGATACGGCTTCTTTAGGAAACTCAGGTCCAGGGGCGAGTTGGAAAGCTCTGCCATTTGGGGGGAAGAAGCCAAGTTGCAGTCTTGATGCAAACTTAGGCAGTCCTACTACAGCAGTTTCATCATATATGTTTTCTGTGCGTCTAGCGGCGTGTGATTCTTGGAAAAAGCTCTCTCTGTGAGGCATGACATAGTCATACATCTCTTCCCAGATGTCAGTCCAAGAGTTCCAGCGACCCTTAGCCTTTTTATAGCGTTGCATAATACGCTTTAGCTCAGGCGCATCACCTTGTCCTGTTGATGGGGTTGGATTGCCATCCCCTTGGTTCATCTGGCTCATACTAGCTCCTTATGGATTTGCCCATGCTTTTGGATGTTCTAAAACCTCTGAATCCAGCAACATCTTCTTCTTGCAAGCTTCTTTGACCAACAAGGTTAGCTCTTCGTTTACGATCAGCATCTTCTGCACGACGCTCATCTTCAAGCTTTTCCTTGGCAAGTCGAGCTTCCTCTGCCTCTCTGGCTTTTTCTAGCTCAGGGTCTTTTGGGGGCGCAGATGGCCCACTTAATATTCCCATATCAATCTCCTATGCTGGCTCAAAGATGCGCTTGGCACCTCTTTTAATCAATTCACAATATAACTGGTAGGGCGTTAGAATAAACGGTTTTCTAATTCCTACAAAATGCTTAGCAAAGCTGACACAGTATGTAAGTCTTGGAGCAAGTATGGGTGATGGGTCAACCTCGCAATCTAAGCATATGCAGTTATTTGCAAGATAGGCTACTAACCAGTCAGCATCTTCACCTTTGTAGGTATCTATTACAAACCTTTGAGTAGCATATTCAAACTTAATCCATATGTCATTATCGACATCATAATGTATGACGAATACATGAGAGAATCCTTTTCTATGTTTTGTAAACAATTCCCATAGGCCAATATTCTTATCGCCTTCAAAGCATATAATTACCTTCATAATGCTCTCGACAGTCTTGATCTACCAGAACGTGTTTTCTGTCTGTCAAATGGGTTTCCTGCCCTAACAACGGTAACGGAGGAGGATCGTAAATTTGACCCGCTAATCACCTTGCGACCCTCACCACCCCCTAAAAAGGCATACTGTAAAGCATCATGCGGATGGGAGAATCTGTTCTTACTAGGAGCTTCTTCATACTTTTCCGTACCCATGTAGTATTGACGCTTATATTGGTATCCACCTTCAAAGCCATTTATCAATACTGTGCACGTAGGGCTTACAGTAAGGCTGGGATAGCCATCAACCATACGATTAATTACAGATTCAACAGCTTCTACACGTACAATTCTGTCATTGCTAGGAGCAGGGTGGGCGTTAATACCAGCAGCTCTTAGGATCATAAAGGGCGTTTGCTCACTTGTTTGAGCCATTTGATTGCCAGCAGGATCACCAACAAACTTAAAATCAAAACCATCCCAGTTATTCTTGGTTATTTCTCTTTTGAGAACATCTGCAAATCTTCCTGCCCCCATGTCTTGCCCGATGACTTCGTGGAAGATTGTCCATTTTCCTGAGTGCAGTTGCTGTGTAAAGATAGCCGACGGCGTCCTGCCGAAATCAATGCCAACGATAACTTCTGTACCGACCTTGGGTTCGATGGGTGACTTCGCAACGTGGCTTTCCTTTCTAAACGATGGATAAACTGGCTTTCCATCTAGAAGTGCTTGATACTCATTAAGCACATAAACCTTAACCCAGCTTGGTGCTTTACCCAAAATAATCTTTTCGTAGTAGTTTTCCTGTATATTGCCCTGATTTTCAGCTTTAGGATTCTTTTCATAGCCAGTTATGTTGCCATTAGAGTCCCTAATCTCTTTCATAGCCCCAGCTTGAGAGAAAAACGTCCAATCATCAGGCTTTACCAACAACATTTTCTCTTCTTGAGACATATATTCTGGTGCAGGGGCTTCTCCTGACATAATAGCCCACCAGTGAGTCTCATCTGGGCTGTTTGTGTCCATAATTACGCCATACCAACTGGGACCGCCATCACGCATAGAAGGAAAACGCCCAACACGCATAGTGCAAGCATCAACAATGGACTTTGGTATCTCTCTTGCTTCGTTTACCCACACCCCAGTAAGCTCAAGAGACAATAACTTCTTTACATCTTCCTGCTTATCAAGTGCTAAGAAGATAACTTCAAGCTCAACAATGGTGTTATCTGCAAGAGCAAACCTTACATTGTGCGTATATGGAGGCGACCATACAAATTTACCTATCTCATCAGAGAACCAGTCACGCCATGTCTTTATAGTAGTGGTTTTAAGCTGTGGATTGGTATTACGAATAACAGCCCATCTGCTTCTGCGAATGCCCTGCTCATTAGGGCTTTGCTGTACAGACTTACGCATGATTTCCATACAACAGGTGACGGACTTGCCAGAGCCAACAGGACCTCTGATGCCCCTGACAAATGATTCGTCTTTCATAAAACCCTTGGCTACAGGTCCAGGGGGCTTGTAATCAAGATTCATGCTTAAAAGAACTTACGCTGTCGGGCTGAACCAGCACCAGCACCAAGAGCAGATACACGCTTTCTTCTTGCGGCAGACGACATTTTAGTCTTTGGCTTGTCTGGAATAGGAGCTTCTGGCTCAGATTCAACAGGCTCATCTCTTGTTTGCTGTTCTATAGTTGGCTTAGTGCCATACGGACTTGCGCTAGCTTGACCAGTGTATTTACCATCCTCATCAACACCAACAATGTTGTCACCGCTAAAGATAGGCTTCCCACCAGCGATAATTTTCTGGAGCATTGTCTCGTTCATCTTCCTCTTGGCAATAGCCGCACCAGCAGTGGTTGCGCTTGGTACAATTATGCGTGTGTCACCTCTTGCCTCAGTAACCATTTTCCCAAGAGCATTAAAGGCTTTATCACTTCCAAACTCAGAACGCCCAGCTAACGCCGCCGCATCCCTAGCACCTTTTCCAGTGCTACCTAACATTGCTTGGAAAGCCGCAGGGCTTCTTCCCATTTGAGGAGAAGGCTTAGGAGCAGGAGCACCAAATTCAGGATCACGACCAGATGCGCTATAAGAAGGCTTGTAGGTAACAGTTGTGGACTTCTTGTTGTATTTCTGACCACTCATAGCCTCGCTTACGCCAGCCATAATATCGTTATTTCTGTCGCTATTACCGCTACTGCTACTCTCACTGCCCATAATTCGCTCCTATGAAAAAAAAATATATTTTGGATAATCCCTAAATTAGTACATCGTGTATGTGGTTTACCCTCTTAGGTCGTGTCCCTATTTTCTAAGGCGCATCTCTATGCACTAGCAATTCACACATGGGACCCCTAATCAACGTTGAAGTTAATCTGTACCGCAGTGGACGGAGCCTTTGGAGCATCGTTCCTAAATCCTGCTCTGTCCATCAAGTCTCTTGCGGCTTCAAGCCTAACATATTGTGACTTACTTCCTAGTAGCTCTCTCATTGTCGCCATCGCTTGTGTGGCGTCCCATCCCAAAGTCATCATAGCTAACTGTTGTCTGTACTCGATAACATGCTGTTTGTTAATGGTATTATAAGCCCAAGCCTTATTACGACCTAGTCTTTCTGCGGCTCTTGTTGGGTTGCAACCATCATGCAAGATCATATGCACCAGATCAGCTTGAGCATCAGTCATCTTATCGTTACTTGCTCTTGCTATCGGAGCATGTTTCTCAATGTCTTCCATTGGAATCAAACCAGACTGATATTTATCTTGTTGTTGGTTATTGGCTTTCGTCATGCTCGTGTCCCATAACTCTTCGAGAGGAGATTATACACACATGGCTTTGCGGCCTGTCAATACACAATCAGCAACCGTTTGATTTGCTTGCATATAATAAGGTCTTGGTCGACCTTGGCAAGACGGCGTCATAATCGTCACTAAGGACGGTTTGCTTGTGGAACTAAGGCTCGCAC